CGATAATACGAGCTTTAACACCGACTTAGCTTCAACTGCCCGGCTATTCGCTAATCTTTATACGAACTGGCACGCCCAGGGCGGCGAGGCGTGGATGCTTGGCAATTCGTTCAGTAATATCGCCGGGCCGCCATTCGGCGGCGGGGGATGTCAGGGAACGGCGTCTCTGCTCCAAACCCCCCTTATTTTCCCTTCCGGATGGGTAGGAAATGGCGCATCGGCGCTGATGGTCTTTGACGCAATAGACACGGTCACTGGCTGGATCACCCCTGCCGCTGCGCCAAACGGTTCCGGCACACAGCCGGGATATCAAACAACCATACATACAACGCAGTTGTTAGCCGACACGACCCTAACCTACGACCCGCCTATTAATGGCACTTCAAATGTGACGCTTGTTGGAGCAGGGGGGGAGTGGGAGCTTTACACGACGAGCGCTGGCGGTAATACGTACAACGTTACTCGCGCAATTCCATCCGCAGTAACGGGCGGTTCCAGCACACAAGCTCAGCATAATGCCGGTGAGCCGATTACAGATAGCGGCGTCCCGTCAATAACCCTTGGAGACGCCGTTGTTATCCCGACGATAGGTCAGGGTAGTTCTCAGGTCATCCCCACCGGGTTCACGGCCGACGCAACCTATTGCGTAGTCGCGATTGATAGCACTCGACCGCTCTGGGCGTTCAAGCTTGGTACTTGCCCAAGCGGATCGCCGATCATCTACAGCGGTACGTCAACCGGGTTCTCACTCGGGCGAACCGTGTTCCAAGCAGCCCCCCTCGGGCGAAGCTCGCAGATTTCGAGCGATCCTGGATTTGATTATGTTAAGACGTTAAACGGCCTCGACGCTATGATCGCGGCGGGCGTCACGGATGCCGACATGGCAGCCCTGCAAACCGATGCTGATGGCCGCTACGGTGCGATCACGGCGCTGCAAGTGCCGGCAGTTAACTGGGCCGCGCGCCCCAACTATCGGTTTGTTACGCAATAAGCAGGGTTACAACTCTTTACGGAAACCTCCTTGATCCAGCGTGTTGGTAATGCGAAACACCCACCCACAACAGGGTCAACTCGACACGAGGGCGCTGGAAATGGCGACCGCTGTCAACGCCGTGCTAAACCAGCATCTGACCGAGTGCCGCGACCGCTACGTCGCGACCGAGAGCAAGCTCGATCTGGTGGCGAAGGAGATCAAGTCGCTGGTCTACAAGATCGGCGGCTCGACAATCGGGTTGCTGATCGCGATCATCAGCTACCTGCTCGTCCACAGCGGGCTCACGCCCCACTAGCGACGTTCCAGTGGGAACCGATCGCCTCGATCCGTTCCGAGCCTAACCTTCGCGATCTCGTCATCGAGCACTGGCGCGAGCTAGGCCGCTTTCGAGGGACGCAGAAGCCGGCCCTCAATTTTGGGCTGATGGAAGCCTGCGAGAAGAGGGGCGAGTTCAGGCTGTGGACGGCGCGCGTCGACGGCCTGCTGGCGGGCGGCATCATGTGGTGGATCGCGCCGCACCCGAACTTCGCCAACTCGGGCAAGCGAGCGATGGATGGCGGTCACTACCTCGCGCCGCAGTTTCGTGGTAAAGGGCTGATTGGTCTCCGCATGTGGCGTGCGGTCATCCCCGAGTTGAAGGCGATGGGCGTGACTTTCATCAACGCACACGAGAACAGCGAGATGCCGCTGCCGGCGTTCTTCAGGCGCCTCGGGTTCGAACCGTTCGCCGTTCATTACGGCATGGAGATCTAGATGCCCAGCAGCGGCGGAGCGCCAGCGGGCGCCAGCACGAATTTTCCGGGGGCTTCGGCGTCTGTGTACACGCCTGCGGCGCAGCCGCAAGCCGACATGATGTACCAGAACATCCTCAACAATGTTCTGGGCCCGCTGGCGATGAACCCGTCGCAGACCCCGGCGGGGCAGAACCTGCCGGCGGCCCAGGCGGCGACATACAACAACATCGTCAACAACCCCGGCTTCGGCGGCGCGCTCGGCGCGATGCAGACCGCCTACTCGCCGTCGTTCAACGCCTATCAGAACGCGATTGATGAAATGCCGTTCCTACAGGGCGGCGGGTCGGATCTCGTCAATCAGGCGCGCAACAACCCCTTCTACCAACAGGCGCAGGGGGGTGCCCAAACCGCCGCGCAGATCGGTGGGCAGGCTGCTCCGCTGGCCGCCAACGTAGGCAATTCTCTGTTCAACCTGATGCCGCAATACTACGGTCAGATCCCTGGATTGCAGGCGGCGGGGAACCAGATCCTGCAGACCGGGTTCGACCCGCAAAACGCGCTCTACGACCGCACACTCAACCAGGTACGCAACCAGACTGGGGTCAACAACGCATTCTCAGGCGTCAACAATTCGCCCTACGGCGCCGACGTCACCGGCAACGCGCTGAGCAACTTCAACATCGACTGGCAGAACAACCTGCTCAATCGGCAGGCGACGGCGGGGCAGGCGGACAACGCGCTGCAACAGGGTGCGCTGGCCTTGGGCACGGGCATCGGCAATCTGGGACAGCAGGGGCTCGGCATCAACCAGGGGGCGGCGAACCTTGCCGCCGGCAGCGCCGCGCTGCCGAGCAACGTCTTTACCGGCAACCAGGCGCAAATCGCGCAGGCGTTGCAGCAGGCCGGGAACCTTTATTCCGGGTCGCAGTCGTTGCAGGGACAGGGGTTGCAGAACCTTCTTCAGGGCACCTCCCCCGCCTTCAACCTCTATAACACCCAGGGCGGCAACGTCCTGTCGGGGTTGTCGAACCTGACGAACCTGGGCAACAACCAGTACCAGTTGCCGCAGCAGACCCTCAACGACCTGCAAAGCTACCTGCAACTCGGTCAGGCCGCGTCTGGCATCAGCGGCAACCTTGGGTCGCTCGGCCTGCAGGAGCAGCAGAACGCGATGTCCGGCTTTGGGCAGTTGGCGGGCGGGGCGAACAACGTGCTCTTTGGAAGTCAGGGCATCGGGGGTGCCAACGGTCTCTTGGGGGGCGCGGGGGGATTGTTCGGGGGTGGCGGCGGCATTCCGGTGTTTAGCGGGGATCTGGGCGCTACCGCTGCTGCTGCTGGTGACTTTGCCGGCGCTGGGGGCGCTGGGGATGTGGCCGCCAGCGCGCTCCCCTTCGCGGCAAGTGCGTAAATGGCTGGCCTTCTCAGCGCCGGCACTGGCCTCGCCGGCTTTATGCAGGGGCTGCAACAGTACCAGCAGCAGGCGCAGCAGCGGCAGGCGCAGCAGCTTCTCATGACGCGTCAGCAACAGCAGATGCAGGACGAGCAGCAGCAGAACCAGGCGCTCGCCGGGTTGATACCCTCGCTCCTGGCTCTGCCGCAACAGAATTACCAGCCGCCGCAGGCCGGCGGTGGTGCGCCGATGCCGAGTCCGGGCATGTTCTCGCCCAACCAGACCCCCGCGCTGTCTCGACCGGCGCCCCAGATGTCAGGCACGCCGGGGATGACCCAACCCGGGATACCGCCGCGGCAGAGTTATGGGATGCTGGGTGAGGGCACGATCGACAATCCCGCAATGTCGCAGGGGGCGCAGGTCGGCCCTTCACCCGATCAACTGGCGAGCAACTCCCAGACCGACACTCGATACACGGGAGGTGGCGGCACCGAGGATTACATCCGCCAAGGCGCGACGGCTCGCGGCCTCGATCCCGACTACATTGTGCGCGGCGTCAACACCGAGGGAGGGACAGGCGCGTTCAAGGCTGGCGACAGCGGTACATCCGGTGGCCCGTTTCAGCTTCACGTCGCCGGCACCGCGCCGGGGACAACTGTGCGCGGCCTGGGTGACGACTTCAAGCGGGACACGGGTCTCAACCCGCTCGACCCGGCAAACGAAAACGCCACTATCGACTATTCGCTCGACTACATCGCCGCGCACGGCGGGAGGATGGACCCGAGCATCTGGCATGGTGTCCGTTCGCTCGGCCCCGGCGGGCAGAAGGTCGCGCAGGCAGGTGAGCAGGTTCAGCAGCAGATTGGCCAGACCGCCACCCGCGCGGCCAACGCCGTCCCGACCGGCATGTGGGGCGGCGCCAGCATCCAGCAACTCGCACAGGCGGTTGAGAAGGCGAACCCCAACGCATCGCCAGCGGTCAAGGGGGCGACGCTGATGATGATGCAGAAGATGATGGCCCCCGACCAGCAGCAGATGTTCCAGGTCTGGATGCAGGATCGCCGGGAGGCCTTTCAGGAGGCGCTGCGGCTTGAGACTGAGCGGTTGCTGCGGAGTAGGCAGGCCGAGGGACAAGAAAACAAGGGCTACACAATGGTTACGCCTGAAGGCGGGCAGCCCTTCTTCGCGAAGCCGGGAGCGCCATCCTTGCCGGTGACTGGCCCGGGCGGCCAACCGTCTGGTCCTGTTGCTCGTGTTGGGACGAAAGCGGCGGGTGGCAGCGGCGGGCCATTGAGCGAAGCCGCCGCCGATCGCTACGCCAAGATTTTCCAATCCAGCGGCTATCTCCCGCCGGGCATCGCCCGCAGTTCAGCCGCCATTGCGCAGATCATGAACAAGACGGGAGACATGGGAACTCCAGGCGAGTTCGTTGCCAACATGGCGACACGACAGGCGGATACCAAATCGCTCGCCAATATGACGAAGATAGCTGACGCCGCGACGGCCTATGAGAACGTGGCGATCAGAAACTTTGATCAGGCGATGAAGTATGGCGAGCAGCTAAAATCGACTGATATGGGGCCATGGCTCAATAAGTGGGTGCTGGAAGGCGAGAAGGCCATTGGCGATCCAACGGCTCCCGCCTACGTGACCGCCCTCATCACGGCGGCTAACGAATACGCGAAAGTGATGGGCGGCTCGACTGGTTCGCAGGGTTCAACAGTGGACGCCCGTCGCGAGGCAGCGGAATTGTTCTCTCCGTATCTGTCGCAGGGCCAGATCAACGAGGTCGTCAAGGTCGCCCGAGCCGAGATGGAGAATCGCCGACAAGAAGCCTATGCGGCGGTCGACGACATCAAAGGCCGGTTGCGGGAGCCGACTGCCGGGCCTATGTCGCGCGGGCATGAGCCGGGGGCAAGTAGCGGAACCACGCCGCAAGCAGGGCTGCCGACCGACCTGCCCGATCCCGCGGGTCAACCTGAGGGCGCGGTTGCCAAGGACGAAAACGGCAAGCCGGTCGCGAAGATCGTCAGAGGTCAGTGGGCGCTACCCTAATGCCGTACACCATCGAAGCGCCGGCGCAGGACGCCCCGCCGCCAATCGCTAAGGGCAAATACACTATCGGACCGCCAGAGGATGGCCCGGGCGTGCTGACGCGCATGTGGAACGGCTTGCTTGGCCGTGACGCCTCGGGCGCGGGCAGCGTCGGCATGGGCATGGCCGACCCCTTCTACGGGCAGGCGCAACTCGGCGCGCACACGCCAATCTCCGCCGGGATGCCCGAAGTGACGGGCATCGACCCGCAGGAAACGGCAATACCCAAAGAGACGACGGAAACCGTCGATAAGGCGGTGCGGGAGCGTGAAGCGCGTTACACCGAGGGCCGCAGGCAGGCCACTCCAGGCATTAACGACCCCGAGGTCGGCATGACCCCGCCAGACCTTGGGACCGACTGGTATCGCCTGCTGGGCAACGTCGCCAGCCCAGTCAATCTTGCCACCGCTGCGGCGACTCCCGCTGGCGGCGCTGTCTCCAAGGGTTTGCCGCTCGCCCAGCGGTTTGCGACCGGTGCTGGACTCGGCGCTGGCGCTGGCGCTCTCGGCGGTGCAAGCCAACCCGTCACCGGCCCGAACTTCGCATCCGAGAAGGCGAAGCAGATTGGGGCCGGGGGCCTCGGGGGCGCTGTCGTCGGGCCGGCGGCGAGCGAGGTGGGTGGCCTGGCGCAGCGCGGAGTGGCCGCGCTCAAGGGGGTGCTCGGGCGCACGCCCGAAGCCGCTCAGGCGGCGGCAGGGCCGCAGATACAGCAACGCTTCAATCAGTCAATTCCGCCATCGACGCGGGGCATTGGCAGTGAAGCGAACATCGCAGACCAGCAGGCTAACCGTCTTGAAGCGGTCAAGACGATTGCCGAGAATCAGCAGGGTCTCAAGGTCGGCCCCAATGTCGGGTGGGACTGGAACCGTCTGCCCAAGACCCGCATGGAGATGGCGCGGGCCGTCAGCCAGGTCAAAGATCGACTGTTCCAGAAATGGGATCCGATGGTCGGCGAGGCCGAGCAGGCCGGCGGGCGGGTCGAGCTGCAACCGCTTGTCGCTGATTTGCAGAACTTCGCCGATCAGGAATCGACCCAGCTTAGCGGCAACAAGTCCATCGAAAATTACCTCAAAGACCGCATCGGCACCTATACCGAGATGGGGGCGGCCTCGCCGCGAGCGGTTCAGGATGCGATCAAGAACTTCAACCGCTCGCTAGAGTCGTTCTACAAGAATCCGAGTTACGAAACGACCGCGCACGCCTCCATCGATGCCATGATAGCCAACCGCTTGCGGAAGGGGCTGGATGAGGTTGTCACCAACTATGTCGGTCCCGGCTATCAGGCGCTGAAAAACCAGTACGGCGCACTTTCCTCCATCGAGGGCGATGTTGCGAAGTCGGCGATCAAAAGCCTGGGCAACACCCCGCAGGCCGCATCGCTTGAGCATCTGATGAGCGTCAGCACGACCGAAGAAGTCATGCGCGGTCTCGCGACGATGCGGATAGACCCCATTGCTCGCGGCGTCATGTTCGGTGCCGCTCGTGCGATGAACCGGCTGTATAGCAATCCCGACCGGCAGATCCGGCTGATGTTTCAGCAGGCGCAGCGCGCCTTTGGCGCCACACCGGAAACGATGTCGCGGCGCGGCGGCCTCGCGCCAACGGCGGCAGGGTCTGCGGCTGCGGCAGGACCGGGCACCCTTCAGTACGGCGGCCCGCCCTCACGCGATGTCCCCGCCCGTGAGCCGACATGGGCGCAGCGCCAGCGCCGCCAGCGGGCGGCTTCCGACATCGACCGGGAGAAGCAGGCGATGCGGTACGAGGTTGCTAACCCACCGCCGGGGATCGGGCCGTGATTTTTATGGCCGTGAGGTTTGCCGGAACGGTTTCAAGGTAATTCCCGGATTTTTCGCTGTAATAGAAAACCCGATTGGCGCAGTAGATGACCTCTGGCACATCTTCATACTCAGAAAGTTCCACCGTGAAGACGGTGCCATCAGTGCCGTATAGGGACCATTCCATCGCGGGAGGCTACCACGCGCGTCCTCATAATTGAACCCCACGCGGACGGGCTGCTCGACCTCGCGCTGCGGGCGCAAGCCAACGGCCATCATGTGTGGTTTTGGTGCGGCGATTATTCCAAAGATAAGTGCCCGGTGGGGCGCGGCCTGGTCGAGCGCGTTCTCGACTGGCGTCAGAAGTTCCGTCAGGCCGATCTCGTGCTGCTCGGCTCCAACGGCAAGTTCATGCGCGAGATCGACAGCTACAGCGAGCAGTACGGGGTTCCGGTCATCGGCGCGGGTGCCGACGCCGCCAAGCTTGAGCTCGACCGGCTGTTCGGCATGGCGGCGTTCAAGCGGTGCGGCATCCCCGTGCCGCCATTCCGGCAGTTCTCCAACATCGACCAGGCGCTCGACTACGTGGCAAAGCGCGACGAGGGCGGCGCGGTCAAGCCGTGCGGCGACGTCACCGACAAGTCGCTGTCGTTTGTCGGCAAGGACGGGCGAGAACTCGCCTGGCGGCTGCAATCGTGGAAGCGCGAGGGCAAGAAGTTCCCCGACGGTCTCTTGATCCAGGACAGGATCGAGGGTGTCGAGTTCGCGGTCGGGGCGTGGGTGGGTCCGAACGGGTTCTGCCCAGGGTGGGAGGAGAATTTCGAGGAGAAGAAGCTGTTCGCCGGTCACCTCGGGCCCAACTGCGGCGAGGCCGGTACCGTCATGCGGCTGGTCGACAAGTCAAAGCTGGCGAGCAAGGTGCTGGCGCCCTGCGAGGATCTGCTGGTGCGGCTGGGATACGTCGGCAATGTTGACGTTAACTGCATCGTGGACAGCGATGGCAACCCGTGGCCGCTCGAATGGACGGTGCGTTTTGGCTACCCCGCAATCGACATCGAGATGGCGCTGCACGATGGCGATCCCATCGAGTACCTGGCTGGGGTGGCAGAAGGAAAGCCGCCCAAGACCCGCATCTTGGATCAGATCGCGGTCGGCGTGGTGATGGCGCTGCCGCCCTACCCCTTTGGGCACGAGAAGACCGACGAGGTGGTCGAGGTGCCGATCTGGGAGGTGACATCGGGGATGATGCGCAAGCTGCACTTCGCGATGGTCGCGGCAGGTGAAGCGCCTTTGATCGAGGGGGGCAAGATCGGCAAGACACGCAGCCTCGTGACGGCGGGAAGTTACGTGATGGTGGCGACGGGGGTCGGGGATAGCGTCGTCAAGGCGCGCGGTCAGGCGATGCGGCTGCTCGATCGGGTGCGGATACCGGCGTCGCCGTTCTGGCGGGTGGACATCGGGCAACGGCTCAGAGCGCAGCTGCCAGAGCTTCGGTCGCACGGGTACGCGACGGGAATGGTCTACGCGTAGGTTGTGACACGTTTTAGAAATCCATAGTTACGACAGGTTGATTAGCTTGGCGACGGTCTTCAGAGCCGCGCCCGCGAGGACGTTGTACGGCGTCATATCACTCCCGGTCGGGTCTTGCAGGTCTTCCACGAACCACTCAACCCGTAGCGTGCTCATTTCAGCGCGGATGGCCTCTCCGACAGCGTGAAGTATGGCAACGGCGCAGGTAATCTCAACCGGCGCTGCTTCATCGTCCATAGCCTTGTCGGGGCGCGCTTTAAACGTGACATTGTGCCGATCGATTAGACTGGCAATCTCGTTGGTTACGTCAAATTTCTCGTCGGTAATTATGACAAGACCGTCGCCTTCTTCGCGATAAGCACGGGAGGCATAAAATCTACGGGTAAGTTCAGAGAAAAAGATGCGGATAGGTTTGGCTTGTCTCTGTGACATAAAAACCTGCCTCAAGTCAGTTGTTGTGACGCTTTTATGATTTTGGCCGCCATTCCTCCATGACCTCATCCTCGTATTCGGCGAGTGAGCAATCCCATTCCCATCGCCGCATGATTGACGGCATGGTTAGCCCAATAGGCTCGACCACAACCGGCCGGTATCCGGCACTGCGAATGTCGCTGACCAATTGCTTGAAGATGCCACGGCCCTGTTCCTGGGCATAGATCGCGACTATGCGGATTTCCTTCTTCGCCTCGTCGATGGAAAGAACGCCGTCATGCCAACTGAATTTCCCAAACGTGATAGGGAACGTTGCCCCCCAGGGGATCACGGAAAATCCCTTCGCCGCCTCCATGTCCTGCATGTTGCCGATTACGCCGCGAGGGTGAGCGGCAATCTTGGCTAATTCGGCGGCGATATCGATCATCATAAACCTCTCAGAACATACAGTTTATGGCGTGTTTTTTAGAGCGCCGGCTTTTGATATTGCACTTCGGCATCAGCCATTGCGCGATCTAGAGCGCGCTCAAGCCGAGCCTTGTCGCCCTCATGAGCTGGCCCGATGCGGCCAAGGTAGAGGCCGACCGCCCCCACTAACTCGTAGAGCACGCGCGGCATTTCTGGCAACGGATCGTCCCACCACGTTTGCTCGCGCTTGCCACGCGGGCCGTCACGCATCCCGACGTTGGTTACGCAGTTACAGGGCTTTTTCTTTCCCTCCGCTGGGGCGCCGCAACCTGCGCAGTGCCAGATCATAAAATCAGGAACACTCATCTTGCTTTCGCCATCTCCGCCTCGGCTTCAGCACGAGGAAGCCATAGTACCAGTCCAATCTTTTTTGATTTTCCGCCGGGTAAAAGTTCATGCGGCGAAAGGTTGGCCGGATCAGTGTAAAATGTGATCTTAGTGCCTTGCTTTGTCACATCGACAGCGGACAGATCATTAAGCAAAACCTGGAATGCAACATTATCGTCCCCGACCGCAGCAATCAGTTCAGACAGTTTCATAAAAACCTCCCACAAACGTACTGTTCCGACGTGTTCACTCGCGCACCGCTTCCTCTAGGCGCGCTATCTCAGCATCACGTCTCGACAGTGCGCGCAGCAGAAGCGCCACGTCCTTGTGTTCGGTATCGACGATTTGTCGCAACCGAATTGTCGGGAGATCGTCAAGCGACTCTCTCGGCGACCTCATCCCAATAATCTGCGTCATATTCAAATACTCCCTTTCTCCTGGCGCTTTGGGCAACCCAAGTTTCGCGCGATGGCTCCCATTTGGCGCACGTCCAGTGGCGCCGCAGCCGCACCGCGTAATATCCAGGAGGAAGGTCCAATACCTTCATCGTAGCGGCGAGAGACATCATTCCCCCGCTTCCTCTAGGGCAGCGCGGCCGGCGCGAAAGATAATCTCGCCGAATGCCTGCTCGGCTTGGGCGTCGGTCTTGCTGTTCTCGGTCATGTGGTCAGAACCCTTCTCGGTGTAACAGCCAGTTAGTCACTAAAATGACACCCGCAAATATACAAGCCAGAACTCCATAGACAACCCCGGTGCCTATAGCGGCACCAATCATGACGGCCTCATAGATGCTCATCACTCGCCTCTCGGTGTGGGTGTGGACGACGCTGGGGCGATCCTGGCTATGGTGGAGGGCTTGTTGAGCGCGCGGATTTGCGCTGCTACGCTGTTGCCGCCAATTCCACGATGGCCCTCGAACCAGAGCGCGGCGGTCTCCTGCATGGTGTCCCATCCCTCGCTGCGGCCTTGGGCGAGGGCTTCGGCGCGGACGGTGGTGAAAGCGATAAATGCCGCATGTACTAATTCAACAGCACGGTTCCATTTGGAAGCTGGAACCTCCAAGATATGTTGGGCGTCGAGTTTGTTCAGCAGCGCACCCGCCGCGTCCTTCGCCCTCTCCAGATCGCTCGCCTCTGGCTTCATGGCGTCGGGAGGGAGAGCCCGAGGGCCAATTTCCCAGGCATCCAAATTTATATGTGCGCCTTGATGCCACCAAGCGTTTGTCGGACTTAGGTAGCAAATCAGCCACCCGGACTGCTTCGTCGCACCCTGTTCTTTAACGCGACACCAATAGAACCCCGGCACTCGATCAGCCATATCCGTTCTCCAGTCATCCAGCGCCAGCGCAACCAGCACCACTTCCCAGGGCTTGCGGCCCAGGTTCAGCGCCTTCGCGCGGGCTTCGGGGGTAGGGGTGCGGTCAGTCATGGTTGGTGCCCTTCGGAGCAGGCTGGAAATCCCAATCCCATTCGTCGTAGAGAAAGTCGATACACTCGCTTTCATCCTCGGTTACGGCATGGCCGAGCGGTGGTCGAATAATGAAGTGAGGCGAGGTGTATCCACGATCCTCTAGGAACTTCCACGGCTTTTGATCGTCGATAGCGTCACCGAAACGTTCAAGCATCCGGGCGCGTAGATAGTCACTGGCTTGGGGCATCACCCCTCTCCCTCTGTGTCGGCGGGGCGTAGGAGGGCGCGGATGTCTTTAGCGATGGGTGCACCAAAGTCCCAGCCATCCGCAATCTGCGCGCATTCCTCCATCGCCACGTAGCGGATTAAGTCGCCTACTGGACAAGTCTTATGAAGGTCAGCAGGCTCGACATCACCGTCGCGCTCGTATGCGCATTCCTCCACCACCGCCGCTCGGGCGTCTTGGGTGTCGATCAGGCTGATGGCAGCGCGCGCCATAGCCAGTATCTCAGCATCGTCCGGCTCAAACGGGCAGCGCGGAAACCCACTTATCGCTTCTATGTCCTCTCTGGCCTCCCATAGTACTTTTGCCATCTCCGCCAGCCGCTTCGCATCCGGGGCCGAGAGGGGCTGCCGCGAGGTCAATGCTGCCAACCGTCGATACTTCTCCGGCGTATCATGCCCATCCCACGCCCCCGCATACGGCGGCAGATCGTCAAATAGGTGGCTGTGGCTATCGTGATAATGCCAAGAGACTTGACCTGTCGGCAGGTCGATATAGACGCAACCGTGCCACTCTGCGTCCCACCCCTCAATGCTGGTGCGCGCAATGCCGCTAGGGAACAGTTTGGCAAGAGCGGCGACAACCTGATTGCGCTCGTTGTACGCCTCGTCTTTGCGGCGCCGCATACCAGTCACAGCGGCGTCGAGGGCAAAAGCTATGTCGCGGTGAGCATCATCACGCAGGACTAACTTGCCGTCAGACGGGCGGAAATAGAGGAGATTTATTTTGTCCGAGACCTTGGTGGCCTCCGCGCTCGGGTCAGTCATTGCGGCACTCCTGATGGTGCGACGCCCTTAACCGGCATGTCGAACCGCAGCAAATAGCTGTCCTTGTCCGCTTCAAGATCAAATGTTTCGGCTGTCATGTCTCACCCCTCTTGTGCGGGCAATCGTCCCTCATGCATGTGCCCCAGTGCGGGCGCTCAAAGCCGCACTGCCGCCGGCCCATGCCGTCGACCACATGCTCACAGCGAGCGACCTCGGCACGCGGGGCATTGACCACCCGCATCGCCTCGCGGATTGCCCGGTAGTCGTCAGCGGCGCGGGTCACTTTGCCCGCTCCACGCGCTTTCGGAGAGCGGCGAGGGCAAGACACATACCGGCGTGGCGATCGCTCGCTAGATGAGCAACGTGCTGTCGAGGTTCATGGTATGCTTTGACCATCACATCCACGGCTTCCGACGCCATCGCGCGCGTCGTGCTGGCCTATCATCCCAAGCCAAAGTCGAAGGCCGCGAAGAAGCGGAAACGCTCATTAGTTAATCTTTCCGCCGGCAAATCCGCCGAAAAATCAAAACGACAACGGCTAAAAACGTAACTATTGCTCCAGTGGATTCAATCCTATGGTGCCTTTGCAGGATCTCGTCTTCACGACCTGCTGATACCATTTTCGCAGAAATTCGACTGAAGTCACTTTGGGAATGCCAATCATCGCTCGATACCTGGCTAGGGGGAATTGTTGGCCCATTTGATAAAAACGGGCCAGATTTTACCGACGCAGCCATGAATCTCCAAAACGCACTTTTGGGATCACAATTCTGCGTGTATTTCAAAGTACCGCGTCCGTTATGGGGACTTGCTGATCCAGATCCAGACACGATATCGCTTATTATAGGCGGGCAAGATCGATATGCAGGAGCGAATTGCAGATAAGGATCTGCTTTCGCACTATTGACGGACCAAACCATGATCAACGCAATAATGGACTTAAATATATAAGTCCCTTCGCAAACATCATAGCAATTTTGGTTGGGACAAGTGCCAAAATCCTCGCCGTAAGTCGCGAAGCATCCGACCCTGATCGCCGCGTCTATTGCCTTGTCGCTCATTTCGCCTTCTCCCGCCGGCGCACGTCCATGATGAGATGGATACGGCTGTCCTCGCCCAGATTGAGCGAGCAGTCCGGCCGCGCCTGCGTGATCCACCCTGGTGCCGGACTCGCGACCTCGGCCCCGGCATAGAGGAAAGCGCGCGGATTGGTGCGCAGCGCCAGATGCACCCTGATCCAGTCGTCGGTGATCTCGGGTTGCCAGCGGCGGGTCGCGGCGGGGTCGAGCATCTCAAGGAAGATGCGCCCGCGCTGCAACGGACCCAGCAACTGCTCGCCGATCTCGCCGATGCGGCGCAGCGTCGTGGTGAGCTCGGGCCACACCTTCGGCGCAAGCTGTTTCCAGCCCGTCGCGGAGTTGTCGTCGGGCCAGCGCACGCGGTACTCCCGCACGCCCTCGTCCACCGTCTCGAAGCGGTTGAGCCGCGACAGCAGCGACGACGCCAGGTACAGCGTGTCGATGAAGGCGATGGGTTGGAACGCGCCAGGCACTGACCAAAAACCTCCTACAAAATACAGTTTCAGTTGCTTTTTTACGGCTGATCGCCCTGTTTCTTGTTTTTCCAAGCGATGGCGTAGTGTTCCATTTCGTCAGCGCACGTCTGCGCCTCGCGCACCATCGCCATGTCGCTTTCGGGTTTCTCGCCCATGTAGATCATGCCTATACGGTCGGCTGCCCAGCGGCGGACAGCGTGGTGCGCGTGCGGATCGCGACCAAGCAGAATAAACATTGGCTCGTCCGGCCCCGCATTGGCGTAGCAATCGAACGTGCCGGGATTATTTTTGGTGCCCATTATCATATCTCCGTGAAAATGCCGAGAAGGATAAACGATCCCACGGCGGCGGGAATAGATGCCCACACAAGCAACGCGATAAGAAACCAGATCATCTCAAAAACCCTCTACAAACGTACTTTTCTGGCATCACGCAGGCCGATCCTGCGGTGGAGCTTCTGCCAGCACCGAATCACCGCAACGCAGCATGTTGCAGTCGATGTTCGCCTCAGTTAGCCCACATTTGACGCACGCCCTATCCTTGAACTCCTCTCGGAAACGGATGTCGTGCGTGTCCTTAAATGGAACCTCGGGCGGCGTCTCCACCGCGTGCAGCGACACGACCTTGCCGCTCTCGCCCCGCATGATCGACAGCACGTTGAGCAGCATCGGCTCCGTGACCTGGATCACCGACACGGTGTCGAGCGGCCACTCGGTCTTTGTTGCCTGCAACATGCGCGCAATCACCACCGCGACCGCAATGGCTTCCGCGTTGCCGTAGCCGATGTCGATCGCATGGATGGCCTGGCCCTCGGTCGAGCGAAACGTCGCCGACACGATCCACGCGCCCATCTTCTCGTCAGGCATTGACGTACCTCGCGTTCCCGGCCTCGCCCAGCAGCAGATCGCGCCGGCTCTCAAGATGATCCTTGAGCCGCCTCATCACCTTGTCGGCGATGGTGGGGTCGGCCTCGTGCGTCAGCGCCGCAAGGTCTTTCCAGTCCTGCGACGCCTCGATCTGCTCCAGCACCGGAAGCTCGATCGCCTCGGCGATCTGACCCCAGATGATCTTGTACTCGGCCTGCGACCGCGCCTTTGTGCCAACGACATCGGATAAAGAGGCGGCGGGCGCTGGCGATAGGTCGGCTGGAGCAGCCTTGGCCGCCGCCTGCCGAGGCCCGCGCGTTGCAGTGGTCGTCGCTGGCTGACCGTCCGCCATGTTCGCGTCGTCGTCATCCTCGGCGGCGATCCCCAGCGCCAGCATCAATCCATAGCGGCGCGCGTAGGTAACGCCCGAGGCAAATCCCTGCATCCCCCGGGCCTCGTCCCAGAAGATCGGATAATCCGCCCCGAACCACTCGCCGCTCTTGTGCGCGACGACGGTGCGCATGATCCATTGACCGTTGCGCGAGGCGAGAAACTGCCGATAGGCAAGGTCGGCCTGCGCCATCGGCGTCTTGACTGCGGTGATGATCTCCTCCAGCGGCGCATACTTGTACGTATAGTCGTATTCTGAGCCGCTCTTGGTGCGCCCTTTGACTTTGGCCTCCTTGGTACGCTTCGGAGCCTCCATCGCGCCCTGCATGGCGCAGAGCGCACCAAACACCTGTCCGCACTCGGGCGAGGCAAAGATCAGGTTCTGCGGCCGGCTGTCCGCCGTGGGAATGGCGGGCATCGAGCGCGCCGGCTCCAGCACTTCGCCCTGATCGTCGTAGCTGTCCATCACTCGCTCCTATCGATGAAAAGTTGCCCATATGCCCGCATAGATCAGCCAGATATCGAAGATTACGACACCTGCACAAGACAGCCGCGAGGGCGCGGGATTGGCTAACTCTCGCTTGATTGATAAAATGGCGATCAACCAAAAGGTGATGGCAAGGGCAATGCCCATCACGCCACCTTTGTAAAAGAGAAACGATTGCGGATATTGCGGGCGAAAAACTCCCCCGCGCTCGGAGCCGCCAGCAGCGCGTCGTAAGTGGCGCGGCTGACCCCAGCGTAGTCATAAGCGCTGCCAGTCACGAACTCGATGCGCATGGTCTGCGCCTCCTCGTCAAACCCCGCGCTCGCCAGATTTGAGCTGCGGACTGGCACCATCTCGATCTCAGCCATCGGTTTGCTCCTGTTCATCAAGAATTGACATAATGCAGGCGTTCATCGCGTCCATGACGACACACAGCGTCGCAGGAAGTTCGAAGGGAGCGGTCCCCACAAATCCATGAAACGCCATCATAACCCCCAAAATTGCGCCAACTGGCGAGAAGTCCTGCTTCTTCATTTCCTCATTCAGCATATCGATCACGCGATCGCTGATATGGTCGCCAAACTGGATTATTTTGCTCATGCTCGATCCAAAGTCATGGTTAATGCCCCGTTGCTCGATCGCTTCAGCCGGAATAAGCCACGCGAGGTCTGGCGCGTCGCGGAGCCCACATCGTCCGGCACCAGCGCCTTGATCTGCTCGCGCGCGACAGCGTGCGCCTTGAACGCGCCCTCGGTCTCGGCAAAGGCGGCGATCTCGTTGGCGCAGTCCACCGCCCAATTTTCCCGGCGGCATACGGCACCCCATTCCTCGCTGCCGAACTCGCCCGCCAGATCGACGTTGCGCAGGCGCGGCGGGGCCTTGGGGACAGGCTGTGGCGTCATGTCGGGCGGCTCGGTGCCCGCGACCACGTACTCCCAGAACTCTTTCTCCTGCTCGATCAAGCGCTCGCGGAAGAAGACATCGACCTCTTGCTCGACGATCTCGAACCTGTTGGTGCCGACCAGCACGGCCAGCGCCCACCAGTCCACATTCGCGACAATCGCCTGATGTGTCATGGCTGGCGTGTATCTCTCCACGATCTCCTCGTAGCGAAACTGGCCGACGTGCTTGGCATCAAGAACGCAGTTTAGGCCGCCGCTGGTCATGGAGTAGCCGTCCATGTGCGCCGCCATCCACGGGTATTCCTTGGACACGACAAGCTCTGGCGTCACGGCATATAACGAGGTCATTTCGCGCCACGCAAAGGCCGCCATTGGGGTGTCGGTAAAATATTGAAAGACCGAGCGCCCAGTCTGCTGAACGTACCACGCCAGGATGAAGGGTTCGGTAAAGCTGCCGAGCTGCACGTTCAGCTTGCCCGACAGGTCTTCCGGCTCGTCGATACCCATCTTCTCGCGATATAACGCGGGCCAATCTCCCTCGAGCACGCGCTTCGCGTCGCCTGCCGCGACGTACTTGCGGCGGCGCTCAAGCTGTTCAGCGGTCAGTCCCAACCCACGCATGACCATCTCCGTATGTTCGTTGCATGGTTTATCGGCTCTTGCAATCATCCTGTCAACACGGTAATGATAATTTTATGGAAGACGAGCGACTTTGCGAGAAAGCGGCGCAGGAGTGGCTGGCGGAACAGGGCATTACCGCCGTGCTGCGCCATTACCGCAAGCTGGGCAAGGGGCCGGCCTATACCAATGGCGGGCGCGGCGCGCTCTACCTCAAGGAAGACATCCAGGCGTGGCTGGCAGACGGCTATCATGGGCATCTGCGGGTTGACCACGCGACGCTCGCGCGCACCACGCTGGGGCGCTGGATCAAGGCGCAGGGGCTCACGCCGCAGGGCTTTGCCGAGCGGGCCGACCTGCTGCCGCCGGGGCGCTATCTCTATCCGTTCCTCGGCCTGAGCAACGCCGCCACGCGCCTGCGCGGAGTGCCTGGAATCGATGTGGTGCGGCTGATCTCGCTGGAGACCGGCATCGACATGGACACGCTCATCATCGACGCGGAGAGGGCACGTAATGGAACCGATAAGGCTTGAGTTCAGGAAGCCGCCCTCGACCAACCAGCTATTCGCCAACGTTCCCGGCAAGGGGCGGGTGCCGACCTCGCACTACAAGCAGTGGCGCGTGGCGGCGGGTTGGGAACTTGGCCTCCAGTGGCGCGGGCGGGCACCGCTCGACTACCGCGCCGACATCTCGCTATGGGTGCCTGGGCGGGCGGATCTGGACAACATGCTGAAGGCCACGATTGATCTGCTCGTGACGATGCATGTGCTGCACGACGACAACCGCAAGCACGTCGCCGCCTATCATATCTACGACGCGCCCGAGCACGGAAATGTGGTTGTCGAAATCAGGAAAGCGGCGTAAACCGGATAGCCACGTCGCCGACGTGCGAACGCCCCGAACCGGTTGCACGGGCCGAGGCGTTCTAGCCAAACTCCGACCGACCGGAGCGTGAATGGCAACACCAAACTTAGCCGCCAATCGTGACAATTTCAAGCCGCGCTCGGTTCAGGAGCAGGTAGCCGACGCGCAGGCCAAGACGCAATTCGCCGATCTTCTCGAAAAATCCGCGCTCGACGACCTCGGCATTGCGCCGCTCTCGTGGTGGCACGACCGCGCCCCGCCGTGCCGCGACTGGATGGTCGAGGGGCTGTTCCTGCGCGGCACCGTGGGGCTGATCGCCGGCGACGGGGGGGTGGGCAAGAGTTTGATCTGCCAGCAACTCGTGACGTGTGCGACGATGGGCAAGCCGTGGCTAGGGAAGATCATATCCGCCGGCAAGGCGCTCTACATGGCGTGCGAGGATTCCGCCGACGAGCTCTGGCGGCGCCAGGTGGACATCAACCGGCATTACGGGGTCGAGATGCTCGACCTGTCGGAAGGCGGGTTGCAGCTGTGGCCGCGTGTCGGCCAGGACAATTCGCTGATGTACCTCGAGCGCAGCGGCTGGAAGATGGCGAGGACAGAGTTGCTCGATCGGCTGGCGCTCCGCTGCTCGAAGCACGGCATCCAGTACGTGGTGATCGACACGGCGACGCAGACCTTCCGTGGCAACCAGAACGACGAGATCCAGGTCATGGATTTCATCACAGAGTTGCGCAAGCTCGCGGTTCGCATCCAGGGCATCGTGCTGCTGACCAAGCACCCCAGCCTGTCGGGGCGGGCTCTCGGCACAGGGGAGAGCGGCAACACGGCTTGGACGAACAGCGTTCGCTCGCGGTGCTATCTGCACAAGGACAAGAGCGGGCAATTGATGCTCGACGTGCTCAAGAGCAATTACGGGCCTCGCGGCGACGGGTTGCCGCTCAAATGGAGCGATGGCGTATACGTTCTCGACGTGCCCGAGGAAAGCTATAGCCAGCGGTACTATTAGCGGTCCGGATCGTCCAGCAGCACCGCGATGCGCATCAGCGCGGCGTGCGCGTTGGCGCGGTACAGCGCGGGGTCGATACGCATGTGCGCAATCTGCCGCAGCGCCTGGCGGGCGATGTCGAGCGCGGCCTCATTGCGGGTGCGGGGGTCTTTCTCCAGCGCGGGGCTCATGGCGCTTCTGCCTTCGCGAGCGCGGCGGCGGCATTCATCTAATAGGCCCCGCAGCGCCGCGATCAGCTCGTCTCGCTCGTTGACTGCGCGGACGATCAGGGCGGCATCACCGGGTTCCAAAGAGCCGGCAACAAGAATATCGTTCGCCGCGACAATCTTTCTCATCCGCGACCATCTATCCGTTCGTTCCATTCGCCACGGCGTGGGGAGCTGTGTCGCCTTCCTCATGTCACCCTCCAAAGCAGCAGCAGGATCAGCGCCCACAGCGCGGCGGAGATGGCGAGCGCCCACTTCACCCGGCTCAGCCGGAAGACGGGCGGATTGTGTGGGTGGAAGCGTGTTTCGTGCATGGTGCCTCCCGTTGGTTCTGCGTTGAGCATGTGCACCGCGAGGGCGCGGCCAAAGGTTTTCATGGCTGCGTATCCGCAAAGAGAGCGGCAACCATTTCCCTAAACAGAGTTTTGGCGGCGGCCCTGGCGGCGTCCCCGGAGGCGGCCCTGGCGGCGTCCCCGGAGGCGTCCCCGGCGGCGGCCCTGGCGGCGGCCCAGGCGGCGGCCCCGGCGGCGGCCCAGGCGGCGGCCCCGGCGGCGGCCCTGGCGGCGTCCCCGGAGGCGGCCCAGGCGGCGGCCCAGGCGGCGTCCCGCTTACTCTCGTTACCCGTTTCCAAATACTCCCGCACGACCGCGGGCGCGTCCCACAAATGGATAACGGATAGAGCCATTTTTCGAGCGAACTCGCGCAGGGTCGGCGTGGCGTCTCGAACGGCGATTACGGTGCGCTCGCTGGCCGCGTGCTTGTCCGTCTCGTGCGCCACGATCTCACCAGAGAGCACGACCTTGTAGAGCATGGGACCCGGCGCGTATTGCAGCGCGTCGAACGGATCGACGCTGGCGTGCAATCCTCGCTCGCACGGAATGATCGGCGGGTCGACGGTCAGTTTTTCGCCAAGGATGATCTTGCGCCCGTCGCCGTGCGGCAGCGTGTCGCCGGCGGCAAACCACCAGGCGTCCAGGGTTTTGGGTGTTTTTGCGCTCCTGCGAGGATGATTTGCCATCGTCTTTCTCCGCCCCTGATGCCCCGAGGCGCGGGTGTTTAAACACTCTTTTCTGGCACGTTATCGCGAAAAGACGGTCACGCTGTCGGCTCCGTCGCACCACGTGAGCGCGTCGCCAAGGTCGTCCCAGTAGCTGACGCAATCGGGCCACATCTGTGCCGCCATGCCGCCATCGTCGCACGGGGAGAGGCGCCACACATACCAGCGCCGCCCCACCCAGCGGATCACGTACTCAGACATGGCTATTCCAAGCCCGCGAGCGCTTCACGCACGCAGGTCAGATTGTATTTCGCACCATCTGGCGTTGTGGCTGGCAGGTCACGCAGGAAAGCGCGAGCGGCGGCACCGAGCGTCTTGAACCGGCGCCGATAATCGAGCGCGGCACGATAAAGCGGCTCATCGTTCGCTATCCATAGCGAAACATTCCAGGCGTTCCAACTGCGATGTCCGTTGTAAGGCTTTGGCTTTGCCATCACTCATCTCCTCGTCTGATGAAACGAGGGTACGGCAGACGTATGATAATGTCAACAGGATAATGTGGAGGATTGCAGATTTATGGTGCGAGCAGAAGTGCGTTGGTGTCCCACCTGAAGCGCGTCGGAAGTGCTTCGAGGTAGGCCCGATCAAGCCCGGCCCATATTCCGCCGAAACTCTCGAAGTCAGCGATGACGCTTAGGGTGGGTTCGCCCTTGACCAGCATACGATAGGCCGCGATCGCCACACCCGTGCGGTTTTGCCCCGAGACGCAATGCACGAACGTGGGCGGTGCGACGCGCGCCACAGTCTCAAGAAAGCGCTTTACATGGCTGTCAGCGATGCCCGGCACAAATGCCGGCAATGGCTCAAAGTCTGGCAGCCGGATCAGCGTGACGCCATCGCTTGGGACAAACAGGCTGTCGTCGCCTTGTTCCCATTCGAGATCGATGTCGGTAGCCAAGCCCCTCGCCCGCAACCATGCGGCGCCCGCTGTATCTGGTCTAGCCCCTCGCCAAAGCCGCACATCGACGATCTGAAATCGCTGGATCGGCGCGAAACTCATCTAGTCCTCGGGCGCCTCGAGCTCGGCGGCCTTCAGCTGCTCGATCAGCCGCGGCAGATCGCCCGCCTGCTGCATCCGAAAGGCAAGGCTGTCGGCGCGCTGCTTAGCCTTGATTATATCGCTCGCGACCTCTTTCTGGATGCGTAGCCGCCCGGTGTTCTCCGCGTCGCTCTCGTCCAATTCCCAGTCGAGAATACGGTCGGTAACCCGCAGCGCCTTGATGGTCTGCCGATGCAGCTCAAGCGCCACCGAATCCGCCGGCGCGATGACCTCGACCTGCGCCAGTTCCGCCTCGGCCTTCGCAATCTCGGCTGCCATGTGCTTTCTCGCCGTGTCGACCAGGTACTGGTGATAAGTACCGCCTTTGCGCGTGCGACGCCAGCCGACAGGTATCCGCTTGATGATCCCGGCCGCCTTCGCCGCCTTCATGCGCGCAAGATACTTCGCGCGGCCAGCAACCCCAACCGCGCTAAAGGCCAGCTTTTGCTCGGTCGTCAGGTGCACGTTGCCGCGATGATACCAGCAGCGCCCATGCGACTTCGAACGCAGTGCCCACGCTCGGCAAGTGCCAACCTTATTTGCTAATCGAGCACCACAGACCCTACCCACAAAACCCCCTATGCGCGCGTGCGTGGATTAACGATGGTGAAGGTGATATTCGCATATTCCGATTTTAGCATCAACCGGTGCTTTGCAGCGTTCTAACGCTGCGGCAGTTGCGTCGGTCGCAACCGGCGCTGGCGCGAGATCGCTGCTGGCGGCGGAGGTAGCGTCCGCCTCTAACAGCTAATACATAAGCATTATCAATGCTGTATGCAGCTTCTCTGCCAGCAACCCATACTCCCGCCCATCCATCTGCATAGCAGACGGCTGAGCTGGCGGCTAAGTCGGGTAACCCCCCGGGGGGCGGGGGAGGGGTCGGTGAAAATTACCACCCCCTTCAAAACCGCGCACGAAATTGGGATTTCGTCCTCGGTCTTCCTGCCCTTTGTAGGCCCGGGAGGACTTCGCGGGGCTACGTCCTTGAAGGTGGGGTTTCGGAGAGGTTCTGACCCAAAACCCCCTATCACACAGAAGACAGAAAGGAAAGTGGTGTAAGTCATTGATCTGCATGAAGCCGAGTATCTTGACAGAGACCTGTGAGGCCTCTATAGGGGTCGATGTTTCCATTGTGGGGGCCTTCGATGCGGACCATATCTAGGCACAGGCAGGTTAACGGTGTTGAAACAGTTGAAGAAACCCATATCCAGTGGCGCCGCTATGTCGGCCCGTGGGGGTGTCTGATGCAGTTCTCGGGCGAGGGTTTGGTGGAGTTGCGGCTCCGGATGTCGGACGGGTCGATTGGTATGCAGGCGATGAGGGTTCTGCTGGCGTGCTGCGAGCATACCGACAAGCAGAACCGGGTCGAGGCGGGCCGGAAGGATCTGTCGCGCATCCTTGAGATGCCGGAGTCGAACGTGGCACGGGCGCTGAAGGCGCTGGTTGACTGCGGTTTTCTGGAGCCACCTGACCTGCGGCACCGGCCCTACGTCGTCAGTCCTCGCTTCTTCTGGCGCGCGAACACGGGGGACCTAAAGCGCGCGCTGGCGGCGCGCGGGATGCTCGGCAAGGACGGGATGATGAAGTCGAGGGAAGCGGCTTAGGATTTGTCGAAGAGCGTGTCGGGGTGGTCGATGCGGGCGGCGGACTGCCGGGCTTCGGAGAGGCCGCCCCAGCGCTTGCCGACATGCCACTGGGGTTTGTCGTACTTTGGCGGTGGCAGCTTCTGGTTCGGCATCGCGGCGATCTCGGCCAGGGTCTCGTTGAACCAACGATGCAACGCGTCGAGGCGCGCGTCAAGAGTGCGCGTCGCGCCGGGCTCACTCATCTGCGGCGTTGCCTTGTCGGTGCCGAGGGTGTATGTGCCATGAGATCTCCTTGGTCTCGACCCCGTGGAGATAGCACAAGACCGGGCGGCACGCCAAGGTCTTTGCAGGCACCCCGCCCCTGTCCCCTTGTGGCGGGGTGTTGCATTTTAGGGAGAAGTTCTCGGAAAGCAGGTTGACCGCCCTCGCGCGCGCGTGCATACGTATCTAAATAGGGAGAAGTTGCATGGGCGGTCCGTGGACGGCTGAGGCGATACAGAGGCAGGCGCAAAGTGGCCGGCGGCAGTATGTCAAGGATTGCGTCCTGGCGCTGCGGCAGGCTCTGGAGATCCGGCGCGACCCGGAGTTGATGGCGGAGATCCGGCAGTATTTGCGGACTGAGCAGGCCCGCCTCCTCGAAGATCTGGACGCCTTGTGATGCCGAACAAGGCGATGGCGGCGGGTGCGGCGGGGGCTGTGACCGTTATCCTGGTGTGGGTCTTGGGGACTTTCGGCCACATCGTGGTGCCGCCCGAGGTTTCCTCCGCCCTGACGACCATCATCTCGTCGCTGGCTGCCTACGCGGCGCCGCACGAGTCGGCGTCATGAGGGGCTACGCCTGGATGTACTCGGCGGATCGCGCGTTGATCTGGATTTCGGCGGCGCTGATGGCTGCGGTTGCGGTGTATGGCGCGACCGGGTGCTCCGCGCAGCAGATCGTGGGCGGGTCGGCGGTGGTGAGCGAGACGGTGCTGCCGGCGGCTGACCTGCAAAGGATACGCGGCATCTGCGCGAGCGCGGAGCCGCCGCTGACGACCGCCTCGCAGTCCACCAACAAGGCAGTGGCGGCGACCGCGCAGTACGGCGTTGCCTACTGCCAGGCGCTGGGTGCCGCCCCGGCGGGGTGGGTGCCGGCGACCACGACGTCGACGACCCTGGCGTGGCTGCAAACGGTGATCCAACTCGCCGGTATCATCCTGCCGCTGGTGCTTTGAGGATACTTTGCAGGCTGTGGCGTTGGTTGAGGACGCCGGTCGAATTTGGTGCCGATGACCTATAGGAGAAGATGATGGCTGAGATTGACGAGACCGCACCCGCGCAGCCCGACCTCGTGGCGCACGCGCAACTCCACCACAGCGTGACGCAGATGATCCTGGCGGCGCTGGAGGGGTTGATGCAGACGATGCCCGCCGCCGCCGGCATCCGCGCCACGGTCGACCGGGCCCGCCAGATGCTCGACCGCGCCGACACCTTTATCAAGACCGAGGTGGAACCGGCGGTGCCGCCTCCCGTTGGCGAGGCGCCGTCTTCGTTCAAGCCGGCCAAGACCGCGCCTTAAGGTTTTCCAATGGTTTTCTGGACATGCTGGTGGCACCCTCACCGCAAGCACCGCCGGCAGCGTGTCCACCCTGTCCTGCGCATCGGCAATGTCGCCGTTGAGCTCATCGCTTGGGAGACAATCCACATGGCACTCACCGAAAACGTCGGCCAGACCTCCACCCTCTCGATCCACTACTGGGACGCGACCGGGGCCGAGATCACCGCCCCGGTGCTCGACAGCCCGGCCTCGTGGTCTCAGACCACGCCCGCGACCGACACCCTGACCGCGAGCGCCGACGGCAACAGCGCGACGGTGGTCGGGCTTGCCGCCGGCAGCGACACGGTGCAAGTGCAGGTCATGGTCGGTGGCAAGCAGTTCTCGGCGACCATCGACGTGACGGTGGCGGCGTCCGCCCCGGCGCTCGACCACATCACCATCGAAGCCTCGACGCCTGCCTAGCGGTCCCGCGCCCGACCGCATCGACGAGCACGTCGCGGCGATCGTCACCGCGGCGGCGAAAGACCCGTGGGTCGCGCATAACTATTTCTGGCCGGTCGGCAGCGCCCGCCGTCCGTCGAAGTCGTGCGCCGCGCAGAAGCGCATCATCGAACTGGTCCACGGCCCCTTTCCGCGTCAGGTGATCGAGGGCTTTCGCGGCATCGCCAAGACCACGATCCTCGAAGAGACCGCCATTATTCGGGCGCTCTACTCGCGGTTCCGCTTCATGGTGATCCTGTCGGCGTCGTACCACCTCGCCTGCCAGCGGCTCGACACCATCAAGAACGCGCTGACCATCAACCCCGCCATCACCAGCGTCTTCGGGCCGCAGGAAGGCGGCACCTGGCAGGAGGGCCGCATCATCCTCGCCAACGGCGCCTGCATCCAGGCGCTGGGGCGCGGCCAGAAGATGACCGGGATGAAGTACCGCGACTGGCGCCCTGACGCGGCGCTGGTCGATGACGTGGAAGACCCCGAGGAGACGCTCGACGATGCCGACCGCGAAGAGATCTGGCGCTGGTTCCTGCGCACCTTCATACCGAGTCTTGATTCCCCTAATGCCACTTGGGTCAGGGTGCTCGGTACTCGGCGCGGCAACGGAAGCCTACCTGATCGTCTTGAGAAAATCGGATGGCCCAGCGCCCGATTTCCTATCGAGTATGTCGATGGTGAAGGGGCGCGGCGTGCCACTTGGCCGGCCAAGTTCCCGCTTCGCGAGATTGACGAGCTGAAGCGGCTCTACCGCGGCGACATGCACACCTTCATGCAGGAATACATGTGCGAGGCGGTGAGCGTTGGCGACCGCGACTTCGAGGCCCAGGACTTCCGCACGGTGTCGCGCACCCGCACCTGGGAGGCGGTCTATGCGTGGTACGACCCGGCCCGCACCATCCACCGCACCAGCGCCACCACCGGGCGCGTCATCTTCAGCTGGATCGGCTCGCGCCTTGTCGTCTGGGAATCCTCGGGCGAGCGGTGGCAGCCCGACCAGATCGTCGCCGCCATCCTTAACGACATGCAGAACTACAACCTTGTCTGGGCCGGGGTCGAGATCGACGGCCTCGAAGAGTTCATCAAGCAGCCGCTGCGTCAGGAGCAACTGCGCCGCAACGTCTTCATCCCGGTCAAGCCGATCCGTGCGCCGCGCGACAAATACCGCTTCATCCGCGCGCTGCAACCGTATTTCAAGGCGGGCGAGATCGAGTTCGCCGGCGGCGGCCACCAGGCGCTGATCGAGCAATTGACGAGTTTCCCCAACGGCGACATCGATATCCCGAACGCCTTGGCCTACGCGCTGCCGCTGCGCCCCGCGGCGCCGGTCTATGACGGCTTCCGGCCCGAGCACGTGTCGGATCGCGCCATGATCGAGCGCAGCGGGTCGTGCTGGCTCGCCTGCAACGCGGCGCGCGTGCCGAACCAAGGCACGATGACCACGGTGGCGGTGTTGCAGTATCTCTATGGGCGGCTCAGCGTCGTCGCCGACTTCGCGATGGAGGGCGACCCGCGCGAGGTGGTGCCGCTGATCGTGCGCGAGGCGGCGATGCTGACGCGGCGAACGATGACCGCCTCCTGCGCGCCCGTGCATTTCGACCAGTACAACAATGTCGGGCTGGTGCAGGCGCTGAAGGCGTATCCGCTGGAGGTCGAGCGCGGCACCCCGCCGATGAAGGGGCGCGACTTCCTGCGCGATGAGTTGGGGCGGCTCCTGAAGGGCGACCCGTGCGTCCGGGTGGCGCGCGAGGCGGCGCTGACCCTGCGGGCGATGACCGGCGGCTATACGCGAGTCGTCGAACGCAACGGCGGGCTTTCCTACGATGCGGAGCCGGGGGTTTACAAGGTGCTGATGGAGGGCATCGAGAGCTGCGTCGGGGTGATGGCCGTCGAACCGCTTGAGAGCGAAGGGAACTGGAGCGTGACGGCGGACGGCCGGCGGTATAGAAGGTACGCCAACGCGGTGCAGGAACGGAGAACCTAGTTGGCGCGCAGCCGCATCGACCGCAACACCCAGTTGTGCCAGCGCGAGGAGGTGCGCGAGCAACTCCTGACGCACTACACCGCCATCGAGAAGGGCTTCAATGACCAGGTGGGGCGGGCCGACGAGACGCTCGACTACTGGGACATCTACAACTGCAAGCTGGGCTCGAAGCAGTTCTACGCCGGCAACGCGCGCCTGTTCGTGCCGCTGGTCCACAACGCCGTCGAGGCGCGCAAGACGCGGCTGATGGGGCGGTTGTTTCCCGAGGCGGGGCGCTACCTCGACATCACCACCGAAGACGGCGACATCCCGCACGCGGTCGTGGCGCTGCTCGAACTTTACGTCGAGCAGTCGGAGTTGCGGACCCAGGTCATCCCGCCGCTGCTGGTGGCGGGCGATGTCGAGGGCACCTACGCGGTGTGCGTGACGTGGCGCAGCCGCGAGAAGTACGTCGTTTCACGCGAAACATCTCCCGTGAGGGTCGGCGGCATCGAGCACCCCGACCTCGAGCCGGTCGAGCGCATCAAATCGGAGAAAATCACCGACGCCTATCCCGTGGTCGAGATCATCCCCGACCCCGACCTCCTGATCCTGCCGGCGACCTCGGACAGCATCGAGGAGGCGCTCGACGCCGGCGGGTCGGTGACGACGATCTGCCGGTGGACCAAGGAGCGGGTGCAGGAGCAGATCGACGCGGGTGAGATCGACGCCGAGTATTCGGCGCAGATGCTGGCGGCGATGAAGCGCGGCGATGCGGGGTCGTCCAAGCGCGACGTGCCGAAGAAGCTCGCCGAGTACGCCGGGATCAAGGCCGGCGGCGGCTACGCCGAAATCTACCGGACCTGGCTCAAGATCAAGATCGGCAAGGAACGCCGCCTCGTGCTCGCCTATTTTGGCGGCGACGACACGATCCTTGGCTGCAAATTGTGCCCGTACTGGTGCGACGACCCCGACATCATCTTCGAGCCGGTGCGCAAGTTCCCCGGGGTCGGCAAGGGGCCGAGCCAGATCAAGCCGTGCGCCGACATGCAGTACGCCGCCAACGACGCGATCAACGAAGGCATGGACAGCGCCACCTACTCGATGCTGCCGATCGTGATGACCGACCCGGAGAAGAACCCGAAGATCGGCACGATGGTGATGGATCTGATGGCGGTGTGGGAGACGAGCCCGCGCGACACCCAGCCGATCGCCTTCCCGCAACTCTACCAGCACGCCTTTGACATCGTGCAGGCGGCGGAGCGGTACATCTCCCAGACCCTCGGGGTCAACCCGGCGATGATTGCGCAGTCGACCGGAGTGCCGGGGCGCAAGCGCACCCAGGCCGAGGTGGCGATGGAGCAGCAGGTCGATTTGATGTCGACCGACGCCAGCGCCACGGTGGTCGAGCGGGTGCTGACCAAGATCATCAACAAATTCGCGCATTACGACGCGCAGTTCCGCGACGATGAGATTCTGGTGCGGAGCGTCGGCGAGCTCGGGGTCAAGGTCGAGATGCAGACGGTGCCGCCGTTGCAGATGGGAAAGCGTTGGCAGTTCAAGTGGCGCGGGGTCGAGGCTGCCCGCACCGTGCAGCAGGTCCAGCAGCAGATCTCGGCGCTCAACGTCATCACCCAGATGGCGCAGAACCCGGCGGTGCAGCAGCAGGGGATGCGGGTCAACCCGGTGCCGTTTATCAGGACGCTGGCGGAGAACGCCTTTGGGCCGCGCATGGCTCCCGAGATCTTCGAGGACATAAGGGACAAATTCACCATCCCGGCCGAGCTCGAAAACATGATGCTTGACGAGGCGCAGGAAGTTCCGGTGTCGCCGCTCGACGACGACGCGATGCACCTGCAACACCATCTGCCGGCGGCGCAGCAGGCGGCGCTGAAGACGATCGATATCATGGGTGTCCCGGTGCAGTCGCCGGTGACGCTCGCCTACCAGCGGCACATACAGGCGCACCAGAAGCAATTGCAGGCCAAGGCGCAGGCGCAGCAGATGCAGCAGATGATGGCGCAGATGCAGCAGGCGGCGGGCCAGGGCGGGCCGGGACAACCCGGCGGCGGCGGGCGGCCGGGGCCGCGCCCGGGGGCGCAGAACGTCGCGCCGCGGGCCAATCTGCAGCAGCCGCCGGGACGCATCGCGCCCGATCAGATGCGGGGGGGCCTCGTCCAGATGCCGCGGCAGCGCATCGGTCGCGCTTGACAAGTCCCCCGGATTTGGTGCAAAGGGCAAAAAGCAGGTTTCGGCTGGTTGCTGATGCGACCGCCAGTTTACCGCGAGAGGTGAGAAGTGGCGGGTAATCCTGATCCTTCGGTCCCCGGCGACGGCGGGCCGGAACTGGAGTTGGAGAGCGACCTTGAAAGCCAAGATGCCCCGGATGGCGAAGAAGCCGAAGACGGTGAAGACCTCTTTGTCGAAGATGCCGATGATGAGGGCGATGGAGACGGGGATGACGGGCGGGATGGATCGCAAGAAAGGCAAGCGCCGGCCCAAAATGTAAGGCGTTCCTCGCGGCCGAACCCGCGTCAGCGGCTTCGCTCCGAGAACACCGAACTCAGGTCGCAGCTTACTGAAGTCCAACGACAGCTTCAGGAACTGGCGCGTCAGCGTCAGCAGCCCTCGCCCCAGGAGATCGCCGAGGCGCAGCGCCGGGAGGAAGAAGCCCTCTCGATGATGACGCCCGTCGAGATGGGGCGCTACTTCCAGCAACAGACAAACCGCCAGGTGCAGTCTCAGGTGCAGCAGATCCAGGCTGCGCTGTTCGACCGTACCGACAAGCAGGAATATGACCGGATCGTCGAGGCCCGCCCCACGTTGCGGAAGTTCGAGGCGAAGGTCGAGGAACTGAGGGCGCAATCGCCCGGTGTGCCGCGCCGCTGGCTGTTGGCCGCGGCAATCGGCGACGCCGCCCTCAACAACGAATCGGGTGCCCGCACCCGCTCCTCGCGGCAAACCGAGGAGCAGCGCCGGCGCCAGGCCGCAAGGCCTTCGAACGGTCGGGGCGATGTCCCCAACACGCGCAGCCGAGGGCGCCAACCGGGCAACTTCGAACATCTGCGCAACGTCGTAATCTAGGCGGAGGCAGCACCCTCCGCTTCTGACGGAGGGTATGAATGGCCACGACGACCGCCAATTCGCTGCAAGGCGACGTACTTGCCTATCTCGCCGAGGAGGTTCTGCCTCTCTCGCAGAAAACGCTTGTCGTCCACCAGTTCGGGGTCAAGCACCGCATCCCCAAGGGGCGCGGGCTGACGATGATCTTCACCCGCTACAACCGGCTGCCGCTGCCGTTCGGTCCGCTGTCGGAAGGGGTGCCGGCGGTCTCGAACCAGTTGTCGATCCAGCAGGTGATCGGCGTGGCGCAGCAATGGGGCGGTCAGGTCACGATCACCGACGTGGCCGAGATGACGATCTTCCACGACCCGTTCCAGCAGGCGAAGCGCCTGGTTGGCTATCAGGTCGCCGAGACGCTCGAGCGCAACGACTTCCTGACGCTGCTCGGCGGCACACAGGTCAACTTCGTCAATTCGCGCGGCTCGCGCGGCTCGCTCCAGGCGGGCGACGTGCTCGACCCCTTCACCGTACAGCGCACCCAGATCGCGCTGTCGCAGGGCGGGGCGCCGATGTTTGCCGGCCCGGAGGGCGTCGATGTCAAGAAGGACATCGCCAAGCTCTACCGCGGCAACCAGAACCCGGCGTCGCAACCGCATTTTGTCGCGGTCGGCTCGTACATCCCGATCGGCGATTTGCGGCAGAACCCGACGATCTCGAACGCCTGGTCGTTTAGCGAGGTCGAAAGCCTCTACAATTCGGAAGCGGGCCAGTGGTCCTCGATCCGCTTCTGCCAGTCGAACATGGTGCCGAGCTTTACCGGCGTCGCGCAGGTCAACGGCGCCAACGCCACGGGGTCGCTGGCCACGGGAACCTACTTCATCCAGGTCACCGGCTCCGACACGCAGAACCAGTACGAGAGCCGCATCTATCAGGTCTCCGCCGGGGTCAGCGTCACCACCGGTGGCATCTCGGTGACGCTGCCGAACATCGCCGGCTTTACCTTCAGCGTCTATGTCGGCACCACGTCGAGCCCGACGAACCTCGGCCTGTCGACCTCGGGGCCGACCAGCGGGCCGTTCACCGGGCAGGCGACGCAGCTTGCTGCGAACACCACCGTCACCATCACCGGCACCGGCCTCGCGCAGACGCCGCCGGCCGCCCCGAACACGGGCGTCACGGTCTACCCGGTCTTCATCTTCGGCGAAGGCGCCTTTGGCGTCGTCGAACTGGAGAACACCGAGTTCTTCTATCTGGCGAACGCCGAGAAGGCCGACCCGCAGAACCAGCTTCGCGTGGTGGCGTGGAAGACGACGGTGGGCGGAATGCTGCTCAACACCAGCTTTATGGCGCGCATCGAATGCACCAGCGCCTTCTCGGCGACGTACGGCTAACGGAGGCGATATGTCCTATCAGGTGAGATACCAGATCACGGTCGAGTACATCGGTGTCGGCCAGGGTCCGATGTCGGTTCCGGCGCAGCAGATGCTGTTGCTGGGGCAGCTCGCCATCACCGGCCTGACCCCGGCGCCACGCACCGGCGGGCCGACCGGGGTGCAGCAGGTTCCGGGGGGCGAGTCGCCGACGCAGGCGAACTTCAACACCGCGATCAACGGCTCGTCCTCGACCGCGAGCGGGGGTCTGGCGCTCGACATCGAGAACGCCATCGCCGCCAATCTCGGCCAGATCCAGGGCTTTGCAACCGGCGGAGGCTGACCCTTGGCGCTTCATACTTTCGGGACAGCGGCGAACTCGTCTCTGCGGGCGCTGGCGTGGTCGCAGGGATTGTCGGACGCCGACATCGCGGCGATCTCGCAGACCGTGGTCGACGACGCGCAATTGGGGTCGATCCTCGGCAACGACGCGCCGGGGGCGACGGCGATGGCGGCGACCGGCTCGACGCACACCAACACCACGCTCGACACGCTGGTTGCGACCGGCACGATCACGCTGGCGTGGCTGACGAGCGCGCTTGCCGTTGGCCCGCCGCCGCTGGTGGTCGGCGCCGGCATCCCGCCAGGCACCTTTGTCACGGCCTTTAACGGCACGACAACGGTCACGCTGTCGCAGGCGGCGACAGCCACGGCGAGCGGCGTGCGGCTGTGGTTTGTCCCGGCCAACGATACGAGGCCGGCGCTCGACCGCACAGGACGGCTGTGGGTGCCGCGTCGCGGCTTTCTCACCGTGCTTCCAGGCGACGTGGTCGCGGTCGACACCTTCGGCGCGGTTATCCTTGTGCCCGGAAATATGGTAAGTGCCACGGGCAGTGTGTGGACTTTTACATAGGGTGATCGATGGCTGACGAAAAAGAGACCCCGGCCGAGCGTCGGGCCAAGCGCATTGCGCGCCTGACGGCGAGCGAGGAGCGTCCCGGCGAGCCGATCATGCCATCCGATCCCCGGCCCCCAGTGCAGGAAGATCCGGTCGAGGGCGAGCCGCTCGACGACGACAGCGATGGAACCGACGAGCCGGAACCGGAAGCCGCCGCGCCGTCGATTCTGACCGAGGCCGACTTTGAGGACATCCGCAAGCAGGCAGAAGTTCTCGTCGCCGAGGAAATGGAGGCGATCAACCAGCAGCATAAGAAAGCCGCCGTCGAATCGGCACTCGAAGCCGAGCTGCTGGCGCAGCGGCAGGAAGCCGGTCTGACCGACCATCGCGACGACATGCTGCAAATCCTCGTCGACTGCCCGCCGTTCTCGCTGCAACTCGTCATCGATGGCAAAATCTACGAGCACGGGCGCTGGTACACGGTGTCGCGCCGGCTGCACGACACGATGCGCGAGATGATGGCGCGCGGCTGGGACGCCGAGGAGCGAGCCGGCAACCCGAACCACAAGTTCCGCCCGTACCGCGTCGCCGGGTCGATGAACCCGATGATGCGCGAAAACGTGGACTCGCAAGGCAACTACACGCTGGGGCTCGACAGCCGCGTCAACGCCAAGTCCGGCACTGTCGCCGGTACGCCGACCGGGTGGCACTGATGGCAACCCGCGAGCTTCCGTCGCCGCAGATCGCCTCGGCGATCGCCGACCCCGGCCTCATCCTGCGCGCCAGCATCTCGCTCGGCGAGCAGGATTGTGTCGTGCAGTACGAAGGCTATCTCGACCGCGACTGCTCGCAGCGCGAGGTCGATGCGCTGACCGACAAGATGATCCTCGCCGGCAAGCGGCAGAAGGCCAAGCACCAGTTGCCCGGCCTGCGCCGTCAGTTGGAGGACGCGCGGCACACTTTGGGTGAGAACAAGGTGCGGCTGGAAAAGCTCAACGCCTCGGAAAAGGCGGCGTTCGACGAGCGCAAGAACCAGGCGCAGCGTCTCACGGCGCAGGCGCAGGCGCTGGTCACCGCCGAGCAGGACGGCTGGATCGCCTCGGGGCGCAAGGGAGACTTCAGGCTGCAAGGCTCGGCGAAATCTCGGGTCGACCGGATGAACGCCGAGATCGAGGCGCTGTCGTCGAACCAGAACAAGGAATCGAGCGAGGCGCAGATCCAGCGTGGGCAGTTGGTGGGCGAGATCGAGGCGGGGGACCGCAAGGTCTACATGCTCGGCGTGCTGATCGAGGAGAATGAGCGGGCGGCGCACGGCGAGGACATCAGCGAGGTCAGGGAGGGATGATTGCCGAGCGTCCTGTCGTCCAAGCAGATCATCACCCTGGCGCTGCAAGCCGCGAAGGCCGGTTCGTTTGACCTGAACGGCAACGCGACCGGCTTTGCTTCGCAGGCGGGGCAGCTGTTCAACGCGATCCTCGCGGGCCTCAGCGACGACTACGACCTCGACATCACCAAGAAGACCTTCAACTTCACCTTTGTCCCGGCGACGGTTGCCATCGGCAACACCAACGTCTCGCTGGCCTCGGGGCCGTTCTTCCTGCCGCCCGACTACCTGCGCGCCAAGTTCGGCGACGTCATGTGGTTCAACAACAACTACCCCTATCAGCTTGTCCCGGTCGACCTGGCGGAGTTCGACCAGTTCATCCAGCAGGCGGGGTTCCAGAATTTTCCGACGACGTTCGCGACCGATATGTCGCAGTCGCAGATCCTGACGACGACGGCGACCGCCAACGGCACCACGACCTTGACCGGCCTCGGCAGCACCGCCGGCATCGCGGTGGGACAGGTCGCGGTCTCGACCGGCATCCCCTTCAATACGGTGGTGACACAGGTGTCGCCGCTGGTGCTGTCAAACGCGGCGACGACCAGCGGCACGATAACCGTGACCTTCCAGAACCCGCCGCTGGCCTATGTCTGGCCGCCGGCGGGCGGCGCCTATCCGGCGATGGCGCGGTATTACTCGCGGATGCAGCCGATCACGACGCCCGAGTCGAGCGACGTCATCCCGTGGTTTCCCAACACGGACTTCCTGCTGCGCGAGTTGACCGGGCAATTGATGTTCCTGACCGGCGACGACCGCTGGCAGGCGACGCTCTCGGACAATGCCGATACCAACCCGGGCGGCTCGCGGGTGATCCTGACGCGGTATCTGAAGTTGCAGAACGACACCGACAACCGGGCCAAGAAGGTGCAACTCGACGCCCGCCGCTTCGGCTACTGGCGCTCACAGCTGCCTCCGTCGAAGATCCTCGGCTACTGATGCCCTATCCGCTCCGAGGCGTACCCGTTACGGTCAAGGCAAGAGGTCTGAGCGACACCATTGACTCGACCAATCTCGGGCAGGGTCTGATGTCGGCGCTGACCAACCTCATCCCCGCGCCCAACACGCTCGACCTGTGGGTGCCGCGTCCGGCATCCATGCTCCTCACCTCGTTTGGCGGCTTTACGACCCCGAACATGGGCGAGGCGGTCTTCGGCCAGGGAAACCGCATCTACGGGTTTATCCAGACCGCCCGCTTTGCCGGTCACTCCGAGCCGTTTATCTGGGATCAGAACGCTTCGGCCTTTGTCGCCATAACCGGCGTCACCTCGGCTAATACCCCGACCTCGACCTCGAACACCGGGGATTGGACGCCGCCGACGATCTCGCCCAACGGCGCCTTTATCGTATTCACCCACCCCGGGTTTAATTTCTCGGGCGGCTATGCCTTTGGCTGGCTCGACATGACCGGGTTCACGTCGACCACCATCACCGGCAGCACGCACAGCAACACGACGGTCGATACGTTCTCGACGCCGGTTCTCGCCGCCGGTTGGCGTCCGGGGATGACCATCAGCGACAGCGCGGGTGACATCCCGGCCAACACCACCATCCTGTCGATCAGCGCCGCCGGGGTCGTCACCCTCTCGGCCGCCGCGACCGGCTCGAACGCGGCAACCACCTTTACCGTCGGCGGTGGCACTTTCGCCGCGCCGCTATGGGCTGCCGGCAACATCGTCGACCATCCTCTGCTGGCGGTGCCGACCGCGGCGCTGCAATACGCCGGCTCGACCTGCTATGCGGTCAACACGACATCGCCGCCCTCCGCCGCGATCGTCTTCTCCGACGCGGGCGATCCGCTGCGCCGCACCGATTCGGGCAAGGTGCAGATCACAACCTTTCAGAACGCGCTGCCGATTACCGTGCTGGCGGGCCTGCCGTTCACCAATCTCACGGGCGGCATTGTCCAGAGCCTCATTGCCTTCCAGGGCGACTCGGCGATCCAGCAGCTGACCGGCACGCCAATCCTCTCGGACCTGCAACAGAATGTGCTGTCGCCCTCGATTGGCACCCTAGCCCCGAACTCGCTGGCGACGAGCTCGACCAGAGGACTGTACTTTTCCGCGCCCGATGGGGTGAGGCTCATCAATCAGGCGGGCGTCGTCACGCCGCCGCTCGGGCGACTGGGTTCGGGCGTCACGACCCCGTTCATGTTTGCCCAGAACCCGACAAGGCAAGCCGCGGCGTACAACGAGAGCGTCTACCGCATCAGCGTGCAGAACGGGGCCAAGGTCGGCGTCCCGACAGAGGAATACTGGTATCACGAGGATGATGACCGCTGGACCGGGCCGCATACCTTCCCGGCGAGCGTCATCACCCCGACAGCCGTTCCACACGGATTTGGTTTCTTTGCGGCGGGGATCGCGGCAAAGCTGTGGTCGGGATCATGCTACGCCTCGCTGTCGGCGACCTTTGTCGAGAACGGCGTGCAGATGACCTTCCTGTGGCAGACCTCGCGGATGCCCGACACGGCGGAAATGCAGGAAAACGCGATGGTGCAGACCGCCATCGCCATCGCGGTGCCCGCATTGCAGAACATCCAGGTCACCTTTTACAACGACACGTCGCAGGTTCTCGACCAGCCGCAGCTCGTCGGCCCCGCCAACGCGCCCGCCGTGTGGGGTTCCTTTGTCTGGGGCGCGGCCAATTGGGGCGCTGGCCTGACGATGTACTACCAGCAGCGGATCAACTGGACACGGGTGCTGATCTTCAAGCAGGGGACGATGTCGCTGTCGGGGAACTGCGCGGCGGGTCTGGTCATCGGCAACGTCTATATGCGATACCAGCCGCAGAACTACTTGCTTCAGCATGCAGGATAAGGGCGGAAATAAATGAGTATTATTGCTCCTCTCCCGGACACGCTGACAAACGGCACGACCGCGGACGCCACGCAGGTCATGGCGAACTTTAACCAGATCGTCGCCAATGTAAACGCCAACGCTGCCGAGAACGGGGCGAACTCAAGCATTACGTCGATACTCGGGTTGACGACGCCGCTTGCGGTCAGCGAGGGTGGCACCGGGCGCACCGCCAAATACCCAAAGACCCGCACGGTTTTGACCAGCGGAGGTGCCGCCACCTACACGGTGCCGGTGGGGGTGACGGCGATCAATGTTCGTGCCATTGGCGGCGGCGGTGCTGGTGGTGGAACGGGGGCGGGGGCTGGGAACGGCGGCGGTGGCGGCAACACGACCTTTGCCGGAACGGGAACAAGCATCACGGCGGGGTTGGGCTTTGGGGGCGTCGGGGCGGCGGCGGTCAGCGGCAATGGTGGGGCGGCTTCTGGGGGCGACATCAATATCGCCGGCTCGTCGGGCGACAATGGTGTGGACAATACGACCATCGGCCGCGGCGTCGCCGGGGCGGCGGGCCCTTATGGTGGAGCAGGGGCGGGCGGTGGAGCCAGCGCCAACGGTAACACCGGTGCCGCGAACTCGGGCGCGGGAGGCGGCGGGGCAGGAGCCTCGGGCGGCACGGCGCAGGCCGGCGGCGGTGGCTCCGGCGGGTATGTCGAAAAGCTCATAGCCTCACCTGTTGCCAGCTATACCTACACGGTCGGCGGTGGCGGCACGGCGGGGACCGGGGCAGCCACGGGTGGAGCTGGAGCCGCGGGGATCATCATCATCGATGAATATTATTACTAGATGCGCCGCCGCCCTGGCGGCAATGGTGTTTTGCGCTCCCGCGATGGCCGGGGGGCCGGGCTCGATCTATTGGATCACCGAACCCATGGATTGCGGTGTTGGGTGGGGCGCCCCGATGATCTCGACCTACGTCGCGTACTGCCCGATGGGCGGGGTCTTTGTCTCGATCTGCCCCGGCGCACCGGCGCCGGGCTTGCCCTACGGCTACTATACCTTCTCAAATGGTCTGTGGGAGGCGGGTGCTCCGGTGACGATTGTGGGCGTTTCCGCGACGCACGTGCTGAGCAATGCAGCATCGTCGGGACATTTTGTCATCGGCTCGGCGCACAATGCCGATGGGCCGGACGTGTTTGTCACGGGCGGCGGTCAGGGCACGACGCAGACGACCAAAATCCTTGCCAACCCGTTTCCGCAGGGTGGCGACGCACCAGGCGCTCACATTGACGTCTACGCCCATTGCGACAGTGGCACGCACTGGATGCTTCTCGAAATCGACTACGTGCCGCGATGATGAATGCGGCTATGGCGGAAACGCGCGTTACGGTGTAAAGGGGCTTGACTTGCGAGGGAGAGCGGGATGAGGGATTTTGTTCGTTCGGCGCTGCGCCGGTTCTTCAGCGGGATGATTGTCGGTGCCGGCATGATCGCCGCGGTGGCGATGGTCCCCTACGGGTATGCCGCCTTCCAGACCTTTACGGGTGTCGGCGGGTCGTTCCCGATGGTTGGCCCAACCGCCAATTTTGCCGACTTCAACAACATGATTACCAACATGAACAACGAGGTCGGCAGCTTCCTCCAGTTCGGCGTTGCCGGCGACCCGGGCGAGCCGCAGTTCCTCAACGCCGCCTCGTTTGCGGCCAACGGCACGGTGGCGACCGCGATGTCGTCGCTCGGCCCCCCGGGTTCGCACACGACGGTTCAGAAATGGCTGCTCGTCATCGATCAGGCCGGCGCGCAGTTTTTTGCTCCCCTTTTCTGACGTGACCGATAGATCTGCGGCGGAACCTGAGCCAGTTCCGCCAGCAGCGTCACCAGCGGCAAATACACGACCCACGTCCCGTACAGAAACATCCCCTGCACCGCGAACGCCGCCAGAAACCCAAGAGCGGCGCGGTCTCTCCGGGCTGCCCGCACGCCCTCGCCATAGACCCATAGGGCCGCGCTAAGCCCAATTACACCAGCCGCCGCGAGCCACTCGATCGCGATATTGTAGAAGACGGTCAGGCCGGTATATCCGGCCATGAGACCGCCCTGCCCCCAGCCGAGCCACGGGCGGGCAAGGGCACCGTAAAACCCGATCCGCCACAGGCCGAGACGCGGATCGTCGGTGCCGCGGTGCAGCGTTGCAACGACAACAAAATTGATGCAGATCAATAATCCGAGGACGACAACCCACGGGAACCGTCGCCACAGCATGATGACGCCGGATACGGCGGCGGCGGCGAAGGCTCCCCGGCTTTGCGCCAGTGTGAGCGAGATCACATTGGCGATGAGCGGGACGATCGCTACCCAGCGCGGGGATTTGTCGATGCGGCGCATCGCAAGGCAGAGATTGAGCGCCGCGTAGGAGCCGAGGAAGTTGGCGCTGAGAAAGACCCCGTGCGCGCGCTTCATAAAGAACATCTGGATAACGGAGATTGCCGCGACCGGCACGCTCAGCCAGAGCCAGTTGATCCATATCAAGTCCCATTGGCGGGGCTCGAAATGCGACCAGCAGGTGAGAAACCACAGCGTTGCGCAAATGATCCAGAGGTAGCCGTGCCCCCAACCGTGGAGATCGGCGACGCCGACGATGGCGACAAACACCAGAAAGGAAATGACGAGGCGCGGCATTGGTGTTATCTCGCAAAGGGCGTTCGGGGAGTATGCCATGAACTTGAGCCAGAAGACGGTTTTCGATGCAAAGGTTCGCGAACTCGCGATGAGCCGTGTCGGCCCCGCACCGCCGAACAGCTTCATATACGGCGCGTATGAAATGGCGCTCCGTCGCGAGATGGACATCTGCCGCGCGGAACTGAGGGGCGTCGAATTTATGTCGGATTACGACCCCAGGCTTCGCTCGGTCGGGGGGGCCGATGGAGGGTAAGAGCAAAGTCCGCAAGGTGCTTCACGAGTTCAAGGAAGGCTCGCTGCATAGCGGCTCCAAGAGCGGTCCCAAGGTGCGCAACAGAAAGCAGGCGGTGGCAATTGCTCTGTCAGAGGCACGGAAAAAGAGGGCGCGCTGATGCTGAAAATTCTCACGGCTTTTGTGTTGGGCGCGCTGGTCTTGTCGGCCCCGGCGCTCGCGGGCGCTCCGTCGCCTTGCGGCGGGACGGTCGGGACGGGCTCGGCGCTGGTCGTCTTCCCGGCGTCCGGGCATGGCCCATCCAAACCCACGCAATACGTAACGATCTCCAACCCTGGAACGAATACCCTCTACGTCAACGGGCATGGCAGCACCGCAACCTCCAGCGATATGCCGCTGTTGACGGGCGGATACATAACCTGGGCCTTTCCCGCGTATCCGCCGCCCGCTGTCATCTCAATCATAGCCTCGGGATCTTCGTCGCCTTACGCATGTGAATACCAATGAGACTTCTCTCATGCGCGCTAGTGGCGCTGGCTCTGATCTCGGGGAGCGCCCATGCGCAGCAGGGGTGGAACCCGGGTGGGGGCGGCGGCGGCGGATCAGGCACCGTTACCAGCGTCGGCCTTAATCCTGGGCTGACAAAAACCATTGGCACCCAGAATACCGGTTCCGACGCGATCACAACGACCGGCACGATATCGGGTCAAACATGGCCTGTCCTTGTCGCAGGCTCCTGCACGGTCAACACCAACTGCAACGGCGGCAACACCAACGAGACCGGCGAGTTGCTGATCGCCAATGCCGCCAGCATCACATTCACGCTTCCTAATCCCGCAGCTGGGACCGAGGGCAGCAGTTATTTTTTCGGCAGTGACGGGACCAACGGCTACACGCTGACAACGGCGGGCGGTGCCAAGACCCTGTATGGCTGCCCGCAGGGCGGCGGCACGTCACTCGTTGTCCAGGCCGATTTCGATGTGGTCGTGACCGACGACGGGACGAACTATAAATGCACGCTGGCAGGCAGCCCGGTCATCCCGCTTCCAATTACCTATGCGCCCGGGATCAATCCCAATAATCTGCCGATCGCCAATATCAACCAGCCGCGAACGATCGTCGGCATTCGATGCAATCCCGAAGTTGCGGCGGGTGGGTCGGCGACGATCACGTTTGTCAAGGCCGCGAGCGGCACGGCTCTCAGCGCGGGCACAGCGCTTCATAGTGGAAGCTGCAACGCCAACGGCACCGCGGCGACGGATCAGACCCTCACTGTGACCGTGACGACCCTGGCGGCCGGTGATCGCCTAGGCATCACGACAACCGGCACGACGATCTGGACATCAAGCGGCATCGCGGCAGGCGTAGGCACGGTGTTCGTCCGGTGATTCTCGCGCGGCTTCTCTTTGCGCTCGGCCTTGTTCTCGCCGCCGTCAACCATGCGCCCGCCAATCTCATTCAGGCCGGGACAAGTGCGGGTGGCTGTGCCGCATCGCCAACGCTCGTCACCGCCACGGGCAACGGTGTCTACACGATGCCGGCAGCGTGCAATCATCTCACAATTCGGGCAATTGCCGGGGGCGGCGGCGGTGCGACAGCGACGGCGGCAATTGCCGGGGGCGGCGGCGGTAGCGGCGAGTTCCGTGAACAAGACACCGTCTCGATCTCCGCTGGCACGAACGTCAATTATTCAAATGGAGCTGGCGGCGGCATCTCTGCGGCAGGCACCAAGAGTTGTGTTGGTGGCTCGGGAGCTGATGGCTGCTCCAGCCCAACCGTTCAAGCGAATGGGGGCGCAGGTAGTGCTGCGAACACCGGTGTCGGCGGGGCTGGTGGCACTGGAGGCACGGGATCGAGTGCCAGCAACGATGGTGGCGCTGGAGGGACTTGTGGCGGCAGTAGCGGCGTTGGAGCCTGCGGCGGAGCCGGAGCCGGTGGGCCTGATGGCGTGGGCAAGGCGGGGGGCAGTTCAAACGCTGCCGGAAATTCTGCGGGTGCCGGAGGTGGTGGCTCTGACGGTGGAACGGCGGGCGGCACCCCCAACGCCGCCATTACGAGCGGCGTTGGGGGTAATAACTTCGCCGGAACTGGTGGTGCCGCCGGAGTCGCGCAAGATACGCCGGGCATCAATGGAACGAATGGCGGCGGCGGTTCAGGTGGTGGCGCTGAGATTGCAAGCACGACCGGACTGATGGTCGGAGGCAACGGCTCGCTTGGTGCGATAGCTGCTTTTGGTGGATCAGCCGGCCCTGGTGGCGGCGGCGGCGGGGGCGGGGGAGTCAACGGCCCGGGAACAGGTGCCGCTGGGGGCATCGGTGGCGGCTGTGGTGGTGGTGGTGGTGGTGGTGCTTTTGGCGTCACAGCAAAGGGCGCCGGTGGGGTTGGCGGCGCTGGTTGCCTTTATCTGGTTCCATCGACTTAGGAGTTCTCGTGCGCGCTGTTCTGGCGTTCCTGCTAGCGGTTTTCTTTGTAGTTCCGTCCTCCGACGCACGGTTCTTCGGCCGTTCCGCAGGTGGTGGCCCCACAGCGATCACATGCACGATCTCGGCGGTCACGCTAACCGGCAACTCGTTCCTGGGTGGGTCGGGCACGGGCACGACAGTCGGAACGATCACGGTCACTGACAGCGGTACATGCGGCACGCCGTCGCTTGCGCTCACTGGGACTGATGCTGCGCATTTTCAGATCACTGGATCGTCGCCGACGTGGACGCTGAAGACTTTCGGCACCGTCTCACCGGGAAGTTACTCGATCACGATCACTGCCTCGGCGACCGGGGCTGCGCCCTTCCCGCAGGCCGAGTCGATCACCGGAACCGGCATCACCGGGGTCACGCTCAGCAACAACAGCTTTACGGGCGGGTCGCCCTCAGGAACGGTTGTCGGCGCTGTCGGCGTCACCGAGCTCGGCGGCACGTTTGGCGGCACGCTGGCAATCAGCGGTGCCGATGCAGCTAGTTTTCAACTCAGCAGTTCGTCGCTGCCGAGCAATCTCGAAACCAACGGCATTGTCCCGAGCGCGACCTACAGCATCAACATTGTCGCGACGCAGGGCGGCGTCGGTGGCTCGCCCTTCACGCAAGCGCTGACGATCCACGGCAACGGCGGCGACACGCTGCTGACCACGCGGACACCGACCAATGTTGATCCGCAAGGCACGACCGTCGCCAGCGGTGACGCCATCCGCTTTGGGGCTGGCTTTGCGCGCGCCGATGTGCCCAGCGGCTCGATCCTCAAGGTCAAGGACGCGGGCGGCAACACGCTGGGGTGCCAGTACGACGCGCGAGTGACGTGGCCGGACGGCTCGCTCGCCTTCGCCGAGGTGCTTTGCTACACGGCGCGGTCGATCTCCACGACCGAGACACTCTCGATCTACAAGGACGGCACGCCAGCCGGGTGGCCGACGACGCTGCCCGGCAGCAAGACCAAAGCACAGCTCATCACTGACTTGGCATCTTTCACCGGGGCGCAGAGCCTCAATCTGCAACTCACCAGCGTCGCGATCCTGTCAGGGAACTCGCCCACAGCGGGGACAGTTGGATCGGGCACCTGGGACTGCAACGTCAATGACCTGCTAAACCCCGGCAACAACGCCGCCGTGGGTGCGGTCTTCGAAGTCATCAACCAAGGCTCGAATGCCATCGGGTTCAAGGCTTACGGAAAGTACACCGACGACTCGACACCCTCTCAGGCGCACGACCATCTGCGCTGTGAGTTTCAAATCTGGCTCTGGCTCAATCCTTCGACCGGCGCAATCGTCGATGTCGAGTACATGCCGATATGGCACAACTGCCCGATCATCGCGACGAGCCAGTGCGACCGCTACAACTTCAACTGGGCGCTGCGCAACGGCTCGACGGTCATCGACAGCGGCGCGACACCGCACGGCGCTCCGTTGGTCAATGTTTCGTCGGTTAACGTCTCTGGCACGACGGCAACGATTGTCACGGCAGCCTCGCACGGAATGGTCACGGGGGACTGGACATGCATCCAAGGCACTCTCTATGCGCCGATAAATAGCTCAATCTTATGCGAAGGGCCGCTTCAAGCAACTGTTACGAACGGCACGACCTTCACGGTTCAAGTGCCTTCGGCCACGGCCAGCGTCGGAGCGCAAGGTACGATTGAAGGGTACGGTGGTCTGTCGGGCCGCATGGGTATGCTGCTGGCGACCGCTGACGCTAGGCCCCGATGGATTAACGGTTCCACGATCACGCCGACGCTGGAATACGGTCTCGATCAGAGCGCGCGGCATTATTATTCTGCCTCGACCATGCTGCCGGCGTGGGACTCAACGGTAGTTTCGACGACGGCTCGCGCCGTTACCTATCTGGCATCATCGATCACGTCGGGGGCAGGAAGCGCGACACTCCACAGCAATACTGGCTTCCCCTGCAACAATCAGGGGGCATTTGAGATTTACATCGAACAGGAAAGCATCGGGGTCGGCAACTGCAACAACACCACGACATTGACGCTGAACACGCGAGGCGCGAACTCCACTGTTGCAACGGCGCATTCGGCCGGCGCTCCCGTCACAGTTCAGGATATTCCCTATACGCCATTCTTCAAAGCGAACTGGACTGCACAGCAGGTAGACGGAGTAAATAGCTCATTCACTCATGCTGGACCGTATTATTTCATAACAGTTGTGGATGCGCCGGGTGAAGCGTGGTGGCTCGGTGTTACTGATGAAATATCAGCCTATAGCTTCTCTAATATTACATGGAAGCGGTATGCTCGCACGAGTGCATTGGCTGAGTCGTATTCATTGGCGCATGAGTATTTCGACGATGCCACAGGACGCTCGCCGGTTACTCTATCTGGCAGTTATACAGGGCTGACGAATGTTGGAACGAGTACTTATTACCAAAAACCGTCTAACTTCACGAATGTCACTGATTGGGTAACGGCCTACAATGCCGACATTGTTTTTGTCGGCCTCGCCGTTGGCACTACTGCCGCGCCTAATTATCACGATACGACGCACCAGCCGCATCCTGCGGTCACGATGTATGCGACTGAGGGTTATCGTTACAACCTCGATCTCGTGTTCCGCGAAGCGAATGCCTCGTTTGCTTGGGGATTTGCAGAGCCAGATGGCCTGAGTGGGACAAACCGGGTTCGCAGGAAGCCCGGCCACGCCAGCGGCACAATCTACAACAACGTTGTGCTCGGCAGCGCGACGGCTGCGCGTGACGACGCCTGGGGCTTTATGTCGGTCGTGTGGGCCGCGACCTTCGCTCCCGATACTTTCGCTGATGGTAGCGCGGCCAGTGAGCAGGCGTATTTCCGGGACTCGATCAAGCAGACCGTCGCCTGGGTCAGCGATCTTGTTACTAATCAGTACACCACGCCGATGAAGACAGGCGGCGTCTGGAACTTCCCGCATCAGGGCGGAACAGCATCTGGCTGGGGCGGCCCTTGGGATTTGCGCGGAGCTTATGAGTGTACTGATGAGCTGTGGTTGCATGGATATCTCATAGCCGCCACAGCGCAGGCACAACGGACGTTCAGCGATAATACGAGCTTTAACACCGACTTAGCTTCAACTGCCCGGCTATTCGCTAATCTTTATACGAACTGGCACGCCCAGGGCGGCGAGGCGTGGATGCTTGGCAATTCGTTCAGTAATATCGCCGGG